GTCCGATCAGTGGGACGTGGTCGAATTTCCGGCAATCTTACCCAGCGACAATATATTATGGCCTGAGTTTTGGAAGAAGGACGAATTGTTAAGGGTCAAGGCTTCGTTGTCCTTGGGCAAGTGGAACGCACAATGGCAGCAGAATCCTGTAGCCGAAGAGGGTGCAATTATAAAAAAGGAGTGGTGGAACAAGTGGGAGAAAAAAGACATCCCTCCCGTAAGTTATATTATGCAAAGTTATGATACGGCGTTTTCAAAAAAAGAAACTGCGGATTACTCTGCCATAACAACATGGGGGGTGTTTAAGCCTAACGAGGGGGAGCCGGAAGCCATTATACTGATGGATGCGCAGCGTGGACGGTGGGACTTTCCCGAATTAAAAGCGAAAGCACTTCAGGAATATACTTACTGGGAACCAGACATGGTGATCGTGGAGGCAAAGGCCAGTGGTACACCGCTCACGGACGAGTTACGGGCAACGGGTGTTCCGGTGGTAAATTACACACCGTCCAAGGGCCGTGATAAGCATACAAGGATGCATATGGTCGCGCCTATTTTTGAGTCCGGCAAGGTTTGGGCGCCAGAGCGTAGGTTTGCGGAAGAGGTGATCGACGAATGTGCGGCGTTTCCTCATGGCGATAATGACGATTACTGTGACAGTATGTCGATGGCACTTATTAGATATCGTAAAGGTGGATTTGTAAGACTTGACTCAGACGAAGAAGAGGATGACATTACCACAGTTCCGTTTGTAAGACAGTATTATTAGGAGAACCTAGATGAATATAGTCGTAAAAATTTATGATTGGGTATTCGATAGAATGGCAGAACCTTCAAGCTATGCCGCTATCGGAGCAGTTGTTATGGGTCTTGGTATTTTATTTGATGTTTCCGGTTTGGTTATACTAGGGATCGTTGGCGGTGCTATTGGTTTTATCCTAAAGGAAAAAGGCATAATTTAAAATTATGGAGTACGATGCTAAACTTTTGATTAGCCTTGGCTCCACTTTCGCTAGTCTTGCAGGTGCATTTGCCGTGGTCCGTTATCAGGTAAAAAGCATTCAAGAGGTTTTGGCCGATGTAGAAAAGCGCCTTCGCGTCTTGGATACTCGAGTGGACAAGGCAGAGTTGACAGACCAACGAGTGAGCGTGCTTGCAAGTATGTTATCCCCTACTGAACGAGATAAGGCCGCAAGGGAAATAGCTACAATAAGGGCGGAGCTAACAACTGCGTTAAATGATGTTACCACATTAAAAAAAATGCATAATGGTTCGCACCCCAGTATAAAAGAGTGAAAACTTGGCTTATAAAATTAAATGTGGTACAACGTATAGATAACAAAAGATGGTGTTAAACATGATGGGATTGATTACAGCAGTTCTTCCTGCCGTTACGGATGTTATCGGAAGGTTTTTACCCGAAGACAAAGAAAAAAGGGCGAAAGCAGAACGCGATATTGAAAAACAACTTACCAACAGTTTGGCAAAAATCGATTTAGCGCAGCTAGACATAAATAAAACAGAAGCTGGCCATAGAAGTGTGTTTGTTGCGGGCTGGCGTCCCTTTATTGGATGGTCTTGTGGGATTGCGTTATGTTATTCATACGTGGTTCAACCAATTTTAGTTTTTATATTAGCTCAAACAGGTTATCTTGTAGAACTTCCTAGAATGGATCTGGGAGAAATGATGCCTGTTCTGATGGGCATGTTGGGATTGGGCGGCCTTCGTACTTTTGAAAAATTTAAGAAAGTGAGTAAATAATGGCTGATACACCCATATCTCTTATTGATGGCGCAATGCCCGCTCAAGGTGTTCCTGATGATCTTGAGAAAGATCTTGATGGAATGGTAAACGATTTATATTCGGAAGAGATTGAGGTTATTGAGGAGCCGACAGACATTACTGAGGAAGAAGATGGTTCTGTTGTTTTAGGCTTTGAAGAAATGGTCCAAGAAGAGTTGATGGCTGACCAAGATGCTAATCTAGCGGAACTCTTAGACGAACGTGATTTAATGGATATCTCTTCAGAACTTATCGATTATTACGAGGATGATAAAACCAGCCGTGATGAGTGGGAAGACGCCTATCGTAGTGGGTTAGATTTACTAGGTGTTAAATACGAAGACAGAGAAGAACCCTTTAGAGGTTCAAGTGGTGTTACCCATCCAGTTATTGCCGAAGCTGTTACACAATTTCAAGCACAAGCTTATAAAGAATTACTTCCAGCTTCTGGTCCCGTCAGAACATTGATACTTGGTGCGATTACACCAGAGGTTGAAGCTCAGTCACAACGTGTTTCCAGCTTTATGAATTACCAGATAACTAATGTTATGGAAGAATTTGATCCAGAGATGGATCGTTTATTGTTTTATCTTCCTCTTGCTGGAAGTGCTTTTAAGAAAACATATTTTGATGATATACTAGATCGTGCTGTTTCTCGATTTGTGGCAGCCGATGACTTGGTTGTTCCATACAATGCAACTGATTTATACTCCGCATCTCGTATTACACACGTTACTCGTATGTCTGAGAACTCTGTTCGTAAGTTTCAGGCTGCTGGATTTTACAGAGACATTGAATTACAGCCCTATGAAATAGAGGATGAGCTTCGTGAGAAAGAGAGAAACCTTATGGGTATCTCTAAAACTTCTGACAGTGACGATTGCACCCTATTAGAGATGCATATAGACCTTGATTTAGAAGGTTTTGAGCATAAAAACCCTTTAGATGGCGAAATGACAGGTATTAAGTTACCTTATATTGTCACATTGGACGAAGGAAGCTCAAAAATACTGTCAATTAGACGAAACTGGGCTGAAAATGACGAATATTACAAAAAAATACAATATTTTACTCATTATAAGTTCCTTCCCGGCCTAGGATTTTATGGTTTTGGGCTTTTACACATGATTGGAGGGCTAGGTCGCTCTGCAACTTCTATTTTGAGGCAATTAATCGATGCAGGTACTCTCGCTAACCTTCCTGCTGGCTTTAAAGCTAGGGGTATTAGGATTCGTGATGCTGATGAACCTCTTTCTCCTGGTGAGTTTCGCGATATTGATGTTCCTGGTGGCGCTCTTAGAGACAGCATCCTCCCGTTACCCTACAAAGAACCAAGCGCAACGTTAACTCAGCTATTAGGTTTTGTTGTAGACGCTGGAAGACGATTTGCGGCTATTGCAGACCTTCAAGTAGGTGATGGAAATCAAGGCGCAGCGGTTGGAACCACTGTTGCACTGCTTGAACGTGGTTCTAAAGTTATGTCAGCCATACATAAACGTATGCACTACGCTCAAAAACAAGAATTTAAGATGTTGGCAAGAATATTTGCTGAATCACTGCCTCCAATGTACCCTTATAACGTCCATGGAGCGGATGCCAGTATAAAGCAAGCTGATTTCGATGACCGCATTGATGTAATTCCTGTTTCGGACCCAAATATTTTTTCAATGTCGCAAAGATTGGCTTTAGCTCAGACTCAATTAGAGCTTGCCCAAACTAATCCTCAAATGCACAACATGTATGAGGCTTATAAGCGTATATATGAGGCAATAGGCGTTCAAAACATAGAAGCAGTGCTACCACCACCAACTGCTCCTCAACCTGTAGATCCAGGTATTGAGAATGCACGATCTGTGATACAGGAAATGCTTCAAGCCTTTCCTACACAGGATCATGACGCTCATATTCAAGCGCACATAGCCTTTATGATGACTCCTATACCTTCTACTACCCCAGCTATATTTGGCCTTCTACAAGCTCATTTATGTGAGCACATAGCACTTAAAGCTAGGGGTGTGGCAATGGCGGAAATGACTATAAAAGGTCAACAAGCAGCGGAAATGGGAATGCAACCAGAACCTATGGATGTTGAAGCTAAAGTAGCTCAGTTAATCGCTCAGTACACCCAAGAAGTTATGTCTGCCCTTATGCCACCTCCTGAAGGTCAAGTAGATCCTTTAGTTGAACTACGTGCAAAGGAACTGGACATTAAGGCCATGGACATTGAGCGTAAGGCTGGTGAATTTGCAGTTAAACAAGAGTTTGAAGAAGGTAAGGAAGAGAATAAACTAGAACTAGCTCGAGATAAAATAGATTCACAAGAAGATATAGCTTTATTAAGAGCCGATGTTAATCTGGAAAGGATTAATCAAGGGACCGCTGGACGTGGTGAATAAGGAGTAGACAATGTGGAAAATGTTTTTTGATTGTTTCACGTGAAACGAATGGGATAGGCGAACACCGTCATGGCAAGAAAAAGAGAAACCCCTATTAAAAGAACTACCAAAGGAAAAAGAGCAAACTACCGCCCTACCAAAAGTGGAGCGGGAATGACGGCCAAAGGGGTAAAAGCCTATCGTAAAAAAAATCCAGGATCTAAGTTAAAGACCGCAGTTACTGGAAAAGTGAAGAAAGGGTCCAAAGCAGCTAATAGGCGTAAGTCCTATTGTGCAAGATCCGCTGGTCAGATGAAGAAATTTCCTAAAGCCGCTAAGAACCCTAATAGCAGACTACGGCAAGCTAGGAAGAGATGGAAGTGCTAATTTAAAATTTAATAATTAAGGAAAAAGACTATGATGAAGAAAAAAGGTGGAACTCGTAAGAAAATGATGGGCGGAGGCATGAGCAAGAAAAAAGGTTATGCCAAAGGCGGTGCGGGCATGAAGAAAAAAGGTTATGCCAAAGGTGGTGTGCTAACAGCTAAACAAAAAAAGCTTCCTCTAAAACTTCAAACAGCAATAGCTAAGAAAAAAGCTTCTAAAAAAAGTTCTAAAAGAGCTTAATGCCTTATCTACAAAGCAACATCCCGCATTTTCAATGCTGGGTGCGAAGAGAATTTACGCATAATCATGAGAAGTATCATGGAGAATATCTTCATGCCATGGCAATTGCAGTTAATACGGTTCCAGATAGGTGTTTAAGTTTTCAGTTGATATTTACTGGATGCGAAAGTGACGATACGGACGAGGAAAATGTTCATGGTGGGGCTATGTGGGCTAGAATGCCTATAACGGCTTTAGTTGCCGATACCCCTTTAGATGAGTGGCCAGATAGAATGGTCACACACCATGCTCAACCGTGGGATTGTAGCTCTCACTATCATTCTGTTATTAAGTATGATAGAACTAGTTCAAGTCCTTGGATTTGTAAGATTGACGGAGATTTTTATACAGGCAAGTATATGTTTACAGTTGATTACACAGAATCAGATATTGCTGACGATCCAGCGCAACATAAGCAGAGTCATGTTATTGAGTTAACAGATGCTGGCAGTTGGACGGGAAACATTATCGCATTGCCTAATAATAGAGTTAGAACAACAAGTCCCGCTCTTTGGGAAACTGGTGAAGGAGCGCCTGATTTTAAACCAAGTCAATGGATGCATAATGCTGAGAGTGATGGCAGTTATATGGATCCTTCTGTGACTTTTGATAACCTTTATAGTAAGGATTAGTTATGGCTACTAAAGATGCTTGTTATAGTAAAGTAAAAGCAAGGTACAAAGTTTTTCCTTCTGCTTATGCGTCTGGAGCAATTGCTAAGTGTAGAAAGGTTGGAGCAAGTAACTGGGGTAATAAATCAGCTAAAAGAAAAACGGGCGGTATTATTAGAACAAACGGCTGCGGTGCTGTTCTTCCTAAACACAGTGGTCGAAAAGTAAAAGTATTCTAATGGCTGTTCGTAAAACTAAAAAAGGAGCATCTCTTAAACGTTGGTTTAAAGAAGGTTGGATTGACGTAAAAACGGGTAAGCCGTGTGGTCGAAAAAAAGGAGAGAAAAGAGGAACTCCTTATTGTAGGCCAAGTAAACGAGTTTCGAGCAAGACACCTAAAACTGCCCGTGAACTTACGTCTTCTGAAAAGAAGTCTAGAATCGCCCAAAAGAAAAGATTAGGGCAACCTGCGGGTAAACCACGTAGGGTTAAGTCTGTTAGAAAAAAAAGAACTAGAAAAACCACTTAAAGTCTGTTATTACAAAACAAGGAGAGTAAAATGGCTGGAATTAAACAAATGTCTGATCAAATGGGAATTTCTAAGGGAAGAGCAAAAAACCTTATGAATACAGCAAAACAAATGAATAAAGGTGGTAACGCTGAAATCATGGGTTATGCAGATGGCGGAATGGCTCGTATCCAAGGAACTCCTCCCGCTCAAGTTAAAGGTTTTACTTTTAACGATAACGATGGGAAAGGAACTTTCTAATGAGTTTTCAAGATCAGCGTAAAGAACGTGCAGAAAGAATGAAAGCCGCAGTGAAGAAAGATATTGAGCAAGGGCTTGATTCAGGTAAGCTTAAAGGAAAACCAAAGGAAATTATAAACAAGATTATAAATAAAAAATCTGCTAGAACACGAAAAGAAACACTTAATAGGGCTGAAAAAAAGATTAAAAATAATCCTGAATTGTTTCCTAAAAATAAACCTATAAAAGTTCTTACTGAAGAAGGTTTTGAAACAGTTAATTTCATGAATAAAAACGATGGCGGTATGGCCAAAAAAACGAGGGTATTCTAATGCCAGATAATATTAAATTTGTTAAAGAGGATGAAGCTCAAGCTTATTCTGACGAATTAAACAAGCCTGACCGAATGTCTTTTCAAGAGGGCGGTGCTCCTAAACTTCCTAGTAAAGTAGCAACTAGGAAACAAGCAGAGGCCCTACAAGATCAACAAGGCGGTGGCACTGTGGTTATGCAAAACCCAGACGGAACTTTTTCTGTTGTACCTAATGATGAAGGATACAGCTTTGGCTATAATAAAGGCGGATCTGCTAAAAGTGATCCAGCTGCTCTTAAAAAAGCTATAGGGGCAAATAAAGCAGCGATGGGAGTGGGAAATATTTTAGGTATACCTACCCCTAAAGAGATAAAGGAAAGTACAGCTAAAACAAAAAATTTTAAAGGTACGTTTTAATGGCAGACCCTACTACGTTTGCCTATAACGTCCTAAAATCAATTCAAGGCCGTGCAGAACTAACAAAGGATGCTATCCTTCACGGTAGACCTAAAGACTTAGAAGCCTACAGAGAATTAGTAGGTGAGTTAAAAGGGCTTGAATATGCAGAGCAAGAAATTAAAGACTTCTTAGAACAACAGGAGAAAGAATGACTAAAAAACTATATGTACCAGAACATGTAGCTGAGAAAGAGAAAGAGAAAAAAAAGAGTGCTTACGTTAAAAAAGATGAGAGAGTTCTCGATCCTTCTTTGTTAGATGTTTCCCTAAGTGAAAGACTACCTCAACCCACTGGATGGCGTATATTAGTTATGCCATATGCGGGTAAAGCAACCAGTGATGGTGGTATTTTAATTCCAGATCAAATCCGTGACCGTGAAGCATTGGCTACTGTTGTAGCGTATGTTTTAAAGGTTGGTCCATTAGCGTATCAAGATCCTAATAAGTTTGGAGAAAACGCTTCGCCTTGGTGTAAAAAAGGTGATTGGATATGTATTGGCAGATATGCTGGTGCTCGATTTAAAATTGATGGTGGCGAAGTTCGTATTATAAATGATGACGAAGTTATAGCTACAATCATGGATCCCGATGACATTAAACATGTATAGAATTAACACGTGGAGATCACGCTATGGATATAAGTGAAGAAAAGAAAATTGATATAGGAGACTCTGACGAGTCTGAAATTGAAGTAGACCTTGAGGCTTCCTCAGAAGAAACTAAAGAGGAGGTTGCAGAAAACCCACCTGAAATAAAAGAGCCAGCGGACGAATCCGAATTAGATGAGTATAGTTCTGGTGTTAAGTCTCGTATTGATAAACTTACCAAACGTATGCGTGAAGAAGAACGTCAGAAACAATCTGCTGTTCAATATGCTGAAAACGTTAGGAATGAGAACGAGGAACTAAAGAAACGTCTAGATTCTTTAGATAAAGGTTTTCAGGAAGAGTTTGACACAAGAGTTACAACTCAAATACAAGCAGCTAAACAACTTCTTAAAGAAGCTCACGAAACAGGTGATGTTGAAAAGATAGTTGAGGTACAGGAAGCCTTATCAGAACTTGCTGTAGAAAAAGGCAAAATTAAAAAGCCTGTTAAGGAAGTTGAGGAAAAAGTAGAAGCTCCCGTAGCGGCTCCTCCTCCTCAACAACAAGCTCCGGCACAGGCGGATCCGAAAGCAGAAGACTGGGCTTCTCGAAATGAGTGGTTTGGAAACGATGAAGTTATGACATATGCCGCTTTTGGGGTTCACAGACGGTTAGTTGAGGATGAAAAATTTGACCCGCAGTCAGATGAGTATTATTCTGAGCTTGACAAAAGACTTATGGCTGAGTTTCCACATAAACTTGGAGCAAAGCCTAAAACGGGTGGAAGTAAAAAGGTTGCGTCAGCCGAAACTTCCGCATCCCGCAATAGAGGTGGACGTAAAACAGTGCGATTAACGCCTTCTCAAGTTGCTATTGCGAAAAAGCTAAATGTACCACTTGAAGAATACGCTAAATACGTAAAATAAGGAGTTAATCATGAAACAAGAGACCACTACTCGCCAGAAGACACCTAGGACGCCCCGCGACAATCAGACACGTGTTAAAGAAGCACGCAAGGAACCTTGGAGACCGCCATCAATGTTAGATGCGCCTCCCCCACCCGAAGGTTATAAACACCGTTGGATTAGGGAAAGTGTAATGGGCTTTGATGATCGTAAAAACGTATCAGCTAGATCTCGTGAGGGATATGAGTTGGTTCGTGGAGAAGAATACCCAGATTTTGATATTCCTACTGTTGACGATGGTAAACATGCAGGAGTTATTGGAGTAGGGGGATTACTTTTAGCAAGAGTTCCTGAAGAAGTTGTTGAGTCGCGAAATGCTTATTTCCGTGGTCAAACACGGGATCAAATGACGGCTGTTGATAACGAGTTAGCTCGTGAACAACATCCAGCAATGCCTATCAGTAGACCTGATAGGAGTTCAAGTGTAACTTTTGGAGGTCCTCAAAAAGAGGACTAGGAGAAAACTAAATGGCTAATTCAAATGGAAGTTTTGGTCTTCGCCCCCTAAGTAAATTAGGTGGAGGAGCTAATTCCACTGGCCTTACGGGATATACTCCTTACGAAATTGCCTCTGACAACAGTGACAAGATCTATCACGGACAATTGGTTATTCCTCTTGCTTCTGGATATATCGACCATACAGCTAACGCTGCTGGTGGAACTGTTAGTCATCTAGGCGTATTTCAAGGATGTGAGTATGTTTCTAGCGTCACTGGAAAAACAACATGGAGTAACTACTGGCCTGGATCAGGTGCAGATAGTAATCATCCAGTTAAAGCATTTATTGTAGATGATCCTAATCAGCTATATGTAATTGCTACGGATGCTTCGTGGACAAGTAAGGCAACTGCTCGCGCAAGTGTCTTTCTAAACGCAAATCTTTCTACAGGTATAACGGGTACAGATGCTACTGGTGTTTCACTAGGTCGTTTGGCTATCAGTACTCTTGCCACAACTAATTCTTTAGCACTACGTGTTATGGGATGGGTTGAGGATCCTGAGAATGAAGATTATGCATCTGCCGGAATCGGCGCAATCGTAAGGTTGAATAACTCGTTTAATGCACCTGTTGGGTCCATTGCATCGGGTACACCTTCAACCACTGGCGTATAGGAGAATTGAGAAATGGCTATAAGTAGAGCACAACTAGCTAAAGAGCTAGAGCCTGGCCTCAATGCCCTTTTTGGGTTAGAGTACGCTAGGTATGATAATGAAGCTGCTGAGATTTTTGATACAGAATCTTCAGAGCGAGCATTTGAAGAAGAAGTAATGCTTGCTGGGTTTGGTACTGCACCTGTTAAGGGTGAAGGATCAGCGGTCAGCTTTGATGATGCACAAGAAGCATACACTGCACGATACACACATGAGACTATCGCTCTTGCTTTCTCAATTACTGAGGAAGCTATTGAAGATAATCTTTATGATCGTCTTGCTTCTCGTTACACTAAAGCGTTAGCACGTAGTATGGCTAATACTAAGCAAGTTAAAGCGGCTTCTGTTTTAAACTCCGCTTTTGATTCTACTGTTACTGGTGGTGATGGAAAAGAGCTTTGTGCTACAGACCATCCTCTTACCAATAACAACACTCTTGCTAATGAGCCAGCAACTGCTGCTGATTTAAACGAAACTAGTCTTGAAAATGCGCTTATTGATATAGCGGGTTTTACTGACGAAAAGGGTCTTAAAGTATCTGTACGAGGAATGAAGTTGATTGTTCCGCCAGCATTACAATTTGTTGCGGATCGTCTTCTTGAAACCACTCTTCGTCCCGGCACTTCTGATAATGATATAAATGCTATGAGGAACATGGGTATGCTTCCTAATGGCTACACAGTTAATCATTATCTATCAGACTCTGATGCGTTCTTTATTAAGACGGACGCACCTAGGGGCTTCGTTCACTTTGAGCGTATGCCTATGTCTACCAAGATGGAAGGTGATTTTGATACAGGTAATGTACGGTACAAAGCCCGTGAGCGTTATAGCTTCGGTTACTCTGACCCACGTTGCGTGTACGGTTCACCCGGCGCTTAACTGAATTAAGGAGAGGGGAAACTCTCTCCTTATTTTCTGGGATTTTTGACTTTATAGACTGCCCCAGCAGACGCTTACAAGACTATAGAGTCGCATACTTTGTAAGGAGTAACCTATTATGGGTAATTCAACTTTTAGCGGTCCCGTCCGCTCAAAAAATGGTTTTCAACAAATTAATGAAAACTCTACTACCGGAACTATTACTCAAAAACAATTTGAAATTCAAACTGTTTCAACCTCTGGTATTAATAATATTGTTGATACGAATGGTTTTTCTGGCACTGCTACTGCTGCCGGAGCTAACAACGCTAGTTTAGACACAGGAGCTACTATCTTTGGTATTACTCCTAACGCTCACGGTTCTGGTATTCCAGACGCTTCTATTAACACTTTTGTTAATAAAGTTGGTGGTACTATTGTTACTTCAATTCTTATTGATCTTCATGGTGGCTTTGACGGTTCAGCAACAGCAGATCGAATTATTGGTAACGGAACTGATGCCAATGCTTATATTGGAGAATTAACTAAAGAAGTTAATGGTATTCCTATCCTTCTCGAGTTTGGTTGTGTAGAGGTTCCAACAGGCGGTGATCCAGATATTAACGTAGATATTTCTGCTACAGGAACTACGGCTTCTGGTGCTGCGGTTGCTTCAGGAACTCAGATGATGAACAACGGTGATCTTACTTTAGGCTATTATAACGCTGTTGATGCGGGTGCTGTTATGGCAGCTTTGTCTAAAAAGTATATATACCTTGTTCAGGGTGACGCAACAAACGCTGCTTATACAGCGGGTAAGATTTGGATTCGCATAACTGGCATGAACGTTGACTACGCTAATGGTTAATAATATAGATGGGGGTTCGCCCCCATCTTCTTTTACGGAGTAGATTATGGCA